AAAGAAGGGGGAGACCAACATATCTCTGAGAGAACGTAGAAAGTTAAGAGCAGCACGACCACCATCAACACCATAGTTGAGTATCTCATCTTCTAGATGTTCTAGATGAAGGTTCTTACCACCTTTGTCTTCTGTAAGTTCTAAAAAACTAATCATATTATTACCTACCTGTAGCTGCAAATGTAACACCTATAATATATTGTTCCATTGCATTTCCACCTATGAATTGTATGTCTAAATCTGGATACTTATTAGATACACGTTCTCCCCATCCCTCTACATATTCTGATGGTAATACAAACTCAATTGCATTAGAATCTTCAATTATATACAATTTTTTAATTGTAAACTGGTCTACTACAATCTCATCCCACTCATCATTAGTAGAACGACTTCCTATATAACTAGTTAATATTTTTTGTACTTGTTTAGAATTTCTTTTGTATATTCTTTCTATTCCATCCAAATAGTCTTTGATAATACTTTGCATAACTTTACCAGCAGACTTATTTTTAACCTTATCTTCTACGTATGCGGCTCTTATGGCCATCCATTTTTCCCAATCACCAGCAACCTTTGATGGTTTACCAAATGCACCAGCATATTTCTTAATGAGTGCTTTCAAAAGAACAATTAATTGTTTCTCTATTTGATCAACATCTCGATCCCCCCAAGAACCTCTAAACCAATTAAAACTTATCATCCTTCTACCAGAAGTTTCTGGAATTGACATAATATCTTCTCTCGCAGAAGCAAGAACATTTCCCTCTATCTCAACAACAAGACCACTACCACCTTCTACTCCTGCTCTGATTCGATTAGCGTTCATATTTGCAAAAGTAGATATAGATTTATTTGAATTTTGTATCTTAATTAATTGGTCTATTTGCTCTTCAAGACCTGTTACATGAAAAACTGTAGCCTTGACCATATCTGGCATTACTCTTTTGAATAAACCACTAGACATAGGCATCCACATATTATCAGCTACAGATTTTGTCTGTCCTATATCGGGAGTATCAAAAATAAGTTCTGACATACTTTTTTGGTGAGTAGGCTCCCAATCCATTTCTTCGTATAATTTTAAAAATGTTTTCATTATACATCACTCTTTAATAAGTCTTTAAATTTATTCGTAAATACTGCAAAAAATTGTGGTTGAGCAGTAAATGAACCTTTATATCTTAGTTCTATTTTTATTATATCCATTCCACCTACTTTTACAACATAAAAAAGTTTAGCAGCAGTAGCACCAACATCAAACGCTTGAACTTTTCTGTTATTAAACTCAATTGATAAATTTCTTTCAGACCACCCCAACTTGTCCATTTTTTCAACAACAGTTTCTACATCATATACATCAGCCTCATCTATTACCGCACCGATATTAGGCCCGTACCTACCATTACCAGTTACTAATGAAAACATAAAATTGTTTTTTGCCAAATCATTCAAATCCATTTTCAACACAAGATTTATCAAACTCTCTGCAATCAATTTCTCATTTGATTTAATAATGTCAGACATATCTTTGAAATGAGAGGATGTAGATTTAAGAGATTTGTTTACATAGTCATTTCCTAATTTTGATTTTGTACCAGTTTTACCACCACCTAAAAATGTTTTCCAGTTTTTTGAATTAACAGGTCTTTTAGTTAAAATCTTTTCGTCCATCGCCTTTTTTATAACAGATGTGTAAAATTGTTCTTTCTTTTTTAAAAGCTCTTCTTTTATAGATGCAAGATCAGGCCCATTTAGGATAGTATCAAATGCTTTATTAAGAATTGTTGGGTCTTCTGCTGTTTTTGATTGTTTCTTTTTAAGTGATACACCAAAATATGTATTACCTTTTTTCAGTATGATATCAGAAGAGTTAAAATCTTTCATACCATAAGAATCTCTTTTGAATTTTTCTACTTCAGCAGGCCACTTAACACCTGTCATGAATACTTTATCAGCAGTTCCTCCCAACATTTTTTTCATTGCGTTTGCAGCAGAAATAGCTTGACAAGCATTAGTATATGCTTTATCGAACAAATCTATTTGTCCTTGAGTGTGTCCTTGACTCTTACCTATACTCTTTTTTGCAGTATCAATTAAAACATCAAGTTCTTCAATATTGGTAGGGTCTTTAGTATTCAAACAAGCAAAAATACCAGCCAAAAGTTCATTAGGATCATCCCGAACTTGACCCTTAGCACCAGAGGGTTTTAGTTGAACATATATAGATCGTGCAACAGATGTGTGACGAAAGTGGTAGTCTTTTTCGGCCCTTGCGCTTGATATATTAATATTCTCAAATTTTTCTTCTGCATCAATTATTTCTTTTGCAAGAGCAGCAAATTTTATGCGGTCTTTATCATTAACAACTTGTGTTATGGTAATTCTATTTTTATTAGAACCCTTTAGTTGTGTCTGAGCGTCTATCGAAGCAACCTTAGTGTCCATTAACTCAGCGAGTTCAATAGCACGTTGAATTTCAGCCTCAGGAGTCATTTCTTCAGAAATGTACATCTGCACTTTATCAAGCGGGGTTTGCAACTTAGCTCTAGGCTTAAGTTGTTCGACAAACTGTTTCATTCACTGCCTCCATTTGTTATAAGTATTTATAAAACATTAGGCACCAACCGTCAACCCCCTTTCATTTCTTTTTCGTTGGCATTATGTATCTCGTACAGGTCTTTTTTCAGCTGAACGTCTTCGATTCTCTCTATAGCCAGTTCTCTACTTGTATCTGATAACGCACACCAAGCATGTACAACCTCTTCGGATTGTTCACCTATTTGTTTTTTGAGTTCTTCTCTGGTTATCAACCCGTAACCAAAGTTCCCACTCATCTCTTCACCGTAGATACTGTGGTATAAACCAGCAACCTGTAGATACTCTGGAGCATCTTCTTTTTTCAAAATTTCAGCAACACCAACCAAGTGTTGTACTATCCTTGGCCATCCCGAAAACTTTTCTGCTATAAAAGGTAATTTATGATCGTACATAGTTCAAATACGTCATTACAAAATACTTGGCAAAACCATTTGTGGGTGGATTCCCTCTATGCATATACTGCCAGAGAGGTGGAAATATAATCAGTTTACCTTTTTCTGGTTTTATCTTATCACCAAAAACAGGAAACTCTGTCTCTCCACCATCGAAATCATCGTTCAAGTACACCATGAGGATAAGAAACCGTTTGGCTCCTTCTCTGGTGAGTACATCAACATGATCTCCAAACTGCTCGTCTGTGTCACACAGAAATCTTTTCATTCGCAGTTCTTCCCAGCCGTATTTGTTTGGCCATTGTGCCTTATGTAATTTAACGTCCTCTTTGTATCTATCTATAACCCTAGTAAGTTTACCCATCGCCAACGTGTTGAGGTGATCAAACCTATCGAACCCCATAGGATTCATTCTCTGACAATTACAGTTACCACAAATCTGGTGGCCGTCAGGCCTAACAGGGCCAGTGCAAATACTAGTCTTATTTACCTCTTCAGCATCTTTCTCTAATGTTTCTTCGAACATCTGTACATACGCATCACAGAGTTCATCATCTAGAAAATTAGGATATGTTTTGGTATACCAATTTAGAGCTTCGTCGGCCACTTCGCATACTCCCCTTCTAACTTCTCATGTTCCTCATCACGAGCAACCTTAGCCCTACTACTAAAATCAACACCAACATTTACCTTCTCCTTCTTGTCAACGTAAACTAAGTGTGTCATAATAAAGTATTTCGCACCATTGTTTGATGGCGGCTGTGGTGGTATTCCTTGATGTAAATAATTCCAAGATGGGGGGAAGATGAACAACCTACCTTTTTTTGGCTGAACCTTGGCACCCATAAGGGGGAAAAAAGTTTCCCCGGCTGTAAAGTCATCATTTAGATAAACCATCAAGCATAAAAATCTTTTTGCATGAGCATAAGAATAAACATCTGAATGTAGTTCCAGACCGTGACCCTTTTGAGAATCCACTCGAAACTTTTTGATTCGTAGTTCTTCCCAACCATACTGTTTTGGCCATTGATACTGAAAATTATTGATACCAGTGTCTTCTTTATACCGTTCTATAGATTCCATCCACTTATCTATGAGTTTCAAATTTAGATCATGGAATCGTGGATACTCCATAGGATTAGTTCTCATGCAGTCGCATTGACCACATATCATAGAGCCATCTTCTCTATAACAAATGCTCAACTCCCTGTGTCGTTCAGCGTCAACTGTTATAGTTTCTTCAAACTTTGAGATATATTCATCACAGTCTGATTCCTCAAGAAAATTATCATAGACCCTACAATAGTGATCAATATCAACCATACTTGAACTCTTTCTCTGCGGCCGCATCCAACTGATTCAAAATATCTTCAGTGAAATATGTTTCGGGATCACTTAGAATTGCCTTACCAAAATGTTTACTTCCATCTGGCATTTCATATCTAGTTGAAACCTTCTTGAAGACTCCGTGTTTCTCTGCAAGTTCTAACAACCCATAATACTTATCTAGGCCCTTGTCATAGGTCAATCGAACATCAACCATCTTGTTCTCTATAGTCAATCGTGACTTATGATTCTTACAGTGAATAATGTTACCAATAACCTCAGTCCCATCCTTCTCTTTTTTCTTGGAGAGATATATGATAGAAGATGCAGCATACTTTAGTCCAGAACCACCACCCATCTCCTTAGTGGAGAATAGACCCATACTCTCATATGTGTGATTGGTGACAACCATTGGAACCTTAGCCCGTCCTAGTTTTAGTGTGAGTACACGAAACGCAGCCTTCAATAGTTGTGCCCGTGTCATATCTTTAGTTTCTTTACCATCAGTCGAATCCTCTACTTCTTTAGTAGTAGACAACATACCGAGAGAATCTAAACACAAGAACAGTGGTCTTTTGTCTGCTTCATTCTGTGCAATATAACCATCTAGTACTTTGAGAGCTTGATAACGAAACTCCTGTACTGTCGTAACTGGTACTATCACCATTCGTTTAGGATCGATCCCACGATCAATTACCATCTGTTTAGTAATAGCGCTTTCTGATTCAAAGTACATAACACCAGCATCAGGATTGGAGTCTAGAAAGTTCTTAACCATACCCATAAGGAAGTACGTCTTCCCTGTTGCACTCTCGCCGGCAATAGCAGTAATTTTATTTGCCGGTAATCCTTTGTTTATACTGCCAGAAAGCAGTGCGTTAAACC